TGCGGCCCTGGGAGCTTCTTCCAGGGCTTTTCTTTTGGGTAAGGGCCAATGAAGATGGTTAATCTTCGTTCGCCCTTACGATTTTTATTGGAGGGAAGTGGGTATGATTGGGATTTTAAGGGCCAATGGCGAAAACTATAAGAAAAATAAGAATATTTGCTTACAAATTTCACCGATGATGGGATTTTCGAGGAAATTGAGGGAAAAGAGGAGAATCGGTGTCATTGTGCCAAAATTCGGCACAAGTAAGACAAATATTTTCATCTTTTTTCAAGTAGAATAAATGTTTATCTTATGTTATCTATTATAATTCTTCAATTAATTGCGTAAATTTGGAAAAATGATTTTTGCTGAGGAAACGAAAAAACCCAACTACACTAACTACACTAACTACACTTGAAGTAAATCAATGAATATTAATAAAATAAGGTGTAGTTGCGGTGTAGTTGGAGAACTACACTCCAACTACATTCAACTACACTTGGGCAGTCTCCAACTACACTAACTACACTTTTCGAGGTGTCAACTACACCTCGAAAATAGCTAACTAATTGATAATCAAACACAGCTTCAAGTGTAGTTAGTGTAGTTGATGTTTTTGCGAAAAATGTGTCCAAAATATTTAATGAACTGCGAAATGCTCGATGTCAAATTGAAAGTGGATTCGCCGATGATGGCGGATTATCTGGCTTATCTGTTTCCGCCGGAGAGGCCAGGCGGGCCGCTGAAGGTCTATGCCAGAAACAGCCTGGGCAAACTGCTTGTCGCCCATTGCAAGGTGTCGGAGTTCCCTCCGGAAGTGGAGGGTGAGAGGATCATGAACCTTGAGCTGCCGAGCGACACCGCCACCGCCGCCATGAGAAACAAGTTCCTTTATTATGACAGGTACGACACGGCGGCGCTGAACATGGCCGTCTCGGCCTACTTTGACATTGAGTTCAAGCAGTACTACCTCAAGGGCTTTGAGCTTGGCTTCCAGAAGAAGGACATCGTCACGGCGTTCATAGTCTCACGGGGGCTGTTCTCCACAGACAAGTTCGACACACTTCACAAGAGAATCTACCGGCGGGCGCAGCAGACGCTGGACAGACTTGTTGACAAGCTGCTGCAAAGAGTCTACTATTATGACAGAAGCATTAACTTAAAGGGTTTGAAAGATGATCAGAATCATTGACACACTACAGGCTCAAAGCCTGGACAGGCAGGACGGCGTATGGCACAGGCTGGCGCTCATCCCTGCGACGGCCACCATCGAGAGATCAGAGAAGGTCGAGGAGGCCGGCAGACTGGCCACCATCAAGATCAACGCAACTCTGTCGGAATCCTCGGAGGTTCTGCGGGACAACCTTGTCATCAAGGTCGGGTTCTGCCACGGAGGCGGCGAGATCTACGGCTCGGAGGACTTGCCGCTGACGTTCGAGATCAGCGATACAAACATCCTTAAAATCTCCTGCGCCTACCAGTTCCCTGTTTATTAGTGTCCTTTCCACGAAGAAGTCGCTCAGTATCTTTGCGTAAACATTGATCGAAGATGAAAGCTGACACATTCCAACTGGCAAGGGACATCGTGCAGGGGAAGTGGCTGGTCTCCAATCCGGACCGGCTGCTTCCCATCGCCCGCTCATTTCTCAACAAGACACCCGTGGAGATGGAGGTGAAGGCGGCAAGCGTCACCACGGTCTCCGACTCCGGTGCGCTGCCGGAAGAGGCCAAGCGTGTGGCCATCATCCCTCTTCACGGAACGATGACGAAGTACGACAATTGCGGGAGTTACGGCACAACGTTCATAGCTAAAAGGCTCCGGGAGATGGCCGATGACGAAAATGTCATCGGCATAATCCTGGACATAGACTCTCCCGGCGGCAGTTCGTCTGCCATCCCTCCGATGATCGAGGCGATCAGCCACGCGAAGGCCGCCGGAAAGCCGGTCTACGCACATGTGGACTGCTGTGCCTCCGCCGCCTACTGGGTGGCCTCCCAATGTGACGCCATCTACATGGACAACGACCTTTCCGAGGTCGGCTCCATCGGAGCCATGGCCGTGTTCATCGACAGCACGGCTGCCAATCCTATCACCGGAGAGAAGACAATTGTCATCTATGCCGAGGAGTCTCCGGACAAGAACTTCGCCTACAGGGAGGCACTTTCCGGAAGGTACGAGGCGGCGAAGGCCGAGCTGAAGCCGCTGGTGGATCAGTTCAGGGATGCCGTCGTGGCCGGAAGGCCTACCATCCACAAGGATCAGGACGGGGTTCTCTCGGGAAAGATGTTCCTCACCGCCGACGCGTTGCGCCTGAATATGGCCGATGCCAAGAAGACCCTTTCCGAGACCATCGAGGCGGTCTTCGCACTCACAAGCGTTTAACCAATCTTTTTCATAATGGATAAGAAAACTCTCAACAATTCCAAGATGGGCCGACTTGTGGCCCGTCTCTTCGGCAAGAGCGAGCTTGACGTCAAGGACGGCAAGGTTTCCCTTTCCGATCAGGAGCGGCAGAAGGTTCTGGAGAACTACGGCCAGGACTTTCTCGACAAACTCGAAAGCATCAACCTCGAAGAGGAGGCTGATGCCGTGACCCTTTTCGACGCGGCTGTAGCCGCCAAGACGGCGGAAGCAACAGCCGCGCTGACAGCTCAGATCGAGAAACTACAGAATGACGTTGTCTCGCTGGCATCTGAGCCGGAGCCGAAACCGACCGCCTCTGGAGCGGAGATGCCGCCGCAGACGAAGGTCTTCAACATCAACATGGCCGCCGTTCACAACAAACTTGTGCGGGAGGCTCTTGATTCCGTCAATCCGTACGCCTTCGCAGCCATGGACGACGCTACCATCGACATCAAGGATCTCAACGCGGAGTTCTCCATGGTGATGCCTCCGAAGATGAAGCTGGAGCTGCTGAACAAGAGGATCTACAACGGATTCGACGACGCGAAGCACATGACCCGCATCCAGTCCAACACGGACTACATCGCCTCCGCGGCCATCATGTCAGAGGTCTCACAGCAGTTCACACCGAAATGGACTCCTAAGGGAACGCCCAATTTCACTCCGATCAGGATTCCTTATCGCCGTCACAAGCTGAACGTGCTGATCCAGCCGGCCGATGTGCTCAAGAGCTGGCTGCTCTATCTCTACGAGCAGGGCAAGACTATGGCGGATATGCCTATCACCCGCTACATCATCGAGAACCACATCCTACCTAAGGTGCTGGATGACATCACCATCTCGATGATCGCAAAGGGTAAGTTCATCGATGCTGGCGTTGTCGCTGACGGTGACGCGGGCAAGGCCGCCAAGAACTCTATGGACGGTTTCGAGACTATCCTTGTGGAGGGCAAGTCCGATGAGAACTGCAAGATCAACTACTACAAGGCGGCAGCCGACCCGATGGCGATGTCGGACTCAGAGCTCCTCGCCTACATCAACGGCTTCGTTGACAGCATCTCCGGACTGTTCGCACACATCGTGACCATCCACTGCTCTGAGCAGCTGCTCACCCGCTACAAGAGGGCGGACTTCGCCGTCAACGGCAAGTACACCGGCGTGGAGAATGACGGAAGCATCCGCTTCACCAACTTCCACCTCGTACCTCTGAAATCGATGTACAACTCCCCTATCATCTTCGCGACCCCGAAGGAGAATTTCGTGGAGCTTGTGGATCTCTCCAAGGCGGAGAACTGCATCGTCAAGATCGAGGAGCTGAACTATGACGTGAAGGTGTTCGGCGAGTACTCCCTCTCTACGGGCTTCAAGATCGCCGAGGCTGTGTATGCCGCCGTGCCTGATGGCTACACTCCTGTCGAGAGCATCGTCTCCGATGTCCCTGACACCGACAAGTGGGAGAACGGAAAGAAGGCTGCTGACAACACCAAGGATCAGGGTTCAGAGACCAACCTGGATCAGGGTCAAGGCGGTGCATAACCAAATAACAAGCGTTAATTATGGCTTACGTAAAATCATCAATTCCTAGACCTGGTGACGGCGCTGGTTGCGCCGCCACCAGAAAATCCCAGATCATCCTGGTAGATGTGGAGGATGTCGATACCGAACCTACACGCGAGGTCGGAAATTGCAACGTGACCGGTGACCTCACCCTGAAGGCCGAGGCCAAGGCCATCTCCATCTATGCGACCGCCTCCTCCATCCAGGTGACGGAAGAACTCTCTGGAGATCCTGACGCGGAAGGCATCAAGACCGGCATCGTGTTTGACCATCCGGGCAACTCGGTCGCCATCAAGAACTTCATCGAGGTGTTCAAGAACCGTGGCGTGATCGCCATCGTGCAGGAGTGTGACGGTACGGATTCCGGTCGCCCTCAGATCATGGGGCGCGTCTGCAACCCGCTCAGGCTCTCACTTGAGACCAAGATGGATGGCGAGGCCACGAAGAGGACACTCACCTGGAAGCAGGCGCTTCCTGACAAGTTCCTCGCCGGCGAGTATTCCGGAAAGATGCCGACGGTCGCCGAGGCCGCGGCCTCCGCTGTGGGAGGAGCCTAACGGATGGCCAAGGGTGACAAGACCAAGGCGGCTGTCAGGAAAGAGACCCCAACCGCCGAAGTCTCAGACGGAGGAGCCAGACTGGTTGTCTGCGCCTACGAGGGTACGGACATCCAGTTGTCCAAAGTCTGGGAGAGGATGACAGGCACAAGGCCTGTTGTCATCACTGTCGGACCGGATGACGACATCCGGGACATCCTCGCAGGAGTCATCGCCGACAACAGCGTCGCCGATGAGTTCGTCCTTATCCCGGCCAACTGCGTCCCATGCGCCCCGATTTCCATCGGGGAGCTATCCTCGCCAATCGTGTTCGTGGATGTCGAGGGCAACAAGGTGTTCGGCGAACGGCTGCCTAAACCGTTCTCGAAAGAGAGGCTGGTGGAGGTGCTTCCCGCCGATGGCCAGACCGCAGAGGAGTTCCTCAGGGACTACTTCAAGAAGAATCTCCACCGGCCGGTCGAGGCCGGATTCCGCTTCGGCAACATCGTCACACCGGTGTACCGCGCAAATCCTTGCGAGCACATTGTCATCGAGGCGTTCGTCCGAAAGAAGTTCGTCTTCGCAACTCCTCAAGGCTATGCGGCCATCACGCGACTGATTGACCAGTACCTGCTGAATGAGTAACGAGATTGACAGATGGATAAGTTCGGGAGCCGAGGTCATTGAGGGACTTCGGCTCTTGAGTATATACGCGCCCAACAGGTGGCTGGACGCTCTTGTCAGGAAGGCTCCGGAGGAATATTCACGGCTTCTGAAGAAGACCTTGCTTCCGTTCGCCGACGGGATCCCGTTCTCGCGGACACTGGCCAAGGGCGGACGGTTCCGGGAGGACTGGCCATTCCTGTCCGAGCCGGACTGTCCTACAGAGCTGAAGGCTCTGGCCGCGGACATGATCTCCTCCTGGCACAACTATGTCAACGCCCACGAGGATCTGTTCAGTTGCACCACTCCGGAAGAGTGCTATGAATGCGCCGAAAAAACAATAAGAAATTTTTCTCAAAATTCAAGTTCTCGCCTTGAATTTCAATACTATAAGGAGCATCACCGAATCCTCGGCAAACACCCGATCTTCGCCTTGACAAAGAAACTGGAGAATCTGAGACGAATGCCGATCACCGAGCTAATCCGGAAAAGGCGCAATGTCCAGGATTCCATCTGGCGCGCGGAGCGGGAAATCAAGAAAGGCGACCGCCCTGACCTGAAAGTGTCAAGAGAGGAAAGGCTTTCCCGCCTGAAGATGACGCTCGATGAGATAAACCGAATGATTAAAGAATATGAAGGAACTGACAACCGAACTTCTCGATGATCTTTCATCCCTTGCGGCCATCGGCTGGACTGATGCCGAACTGGCCGGATTCCTTGACATCACAGAAAGGCAATTGGATGTCATCTTGGCTGATCCCGTCACGATAGATGATCAGCGGATCAGCAACGCCATCAAACGCGGCCAGCTGGAGAAGAGGGCCAAGATCGAACTTGCCGTTGTGCGTGGAGCTGAACGTGGCGCCGCCGACTCCGTCGAGCAGTTCCGCGACATCGTCCGGGACAAAAGTTTCACCATCTCAAAGCTGGATCTGTTCGGCGGTACCGAGAAAGAAGGCGCGTTCGAAAAGATTCAGGAATATATTGCTTCCGGATCAAAGGGCAACCTTTCCGACAAGGAACAGATCTACATAGACCTGCTGACGCTGATATATTCATTGGACGGCCAGTATGGCAAAAGGAGGACGATCAAGTTCCTGACCAGCGCCCCTTTCGGCATTCCCTACCAACGGGCCGCGGACATATATTCAGAAGCCGTGGAACTCTTCTACTGCAACCGCAAGGTCTCCAAGGAGGCGATGCGCAACAAGATGGCGGATCAGTTCGACACACTCTATGTCGCCGCGAGGGACGCCGCAAAGACCTCCAAGGACTACGCCGTGGCCGCCGATATCCTCGTCAACAAGGCTCGTGCCCTCCAGCTGGACAAAGATGATCCGGCCAAGCTTCCGGCTGAAATCTACCAGCCGATGTTCCGTCTGCTTTCCGCAACGCCAGAATCCATCGGACTTCCGGCAGCCAACCGTGATGAGCTGGAAAGGCAGATTGACACCGTGGTCGCTCCGGAGTCCGTCAAGAGACGGCTCAGGACCGATGCAGGCATCGTTGATCTCGACATCGTAAAATACCTTGAGGATGCAAAGGAAGAGAGTTAAACCTGAATCCACACAAGCCGCCTCCGTCCAGTACCAGAACCCTTTCGCCCAGATCGTGTCGCTGGCCGGCGCCTGTCAGAACCTCAATGTCGTGGGGCGTGGCGGAGCCAAGACAACCGACATCCAGGCCGAAAGACTGCTGGATGTCATCTATGATATGCCAGGAGCGCCCGTCGTCTGGGTGGCCGACACGTTCACGAACCTGAACGCCAACATCCTCCCATCCGTTCTGGAGGGACTGGAGCGCAAAGGCCTGCGTGAAGGAGTCCACTATGTCATCGAGAAGGAGCCGCCGACATTCACCGATGCGGAGATGGCATCCCTTCCGGACTGGCTCAAACCACATTTCTGGAAACCTTTCAACAAACTGGTCTCCTACAAACGCACGATCATATTCTACACCGGCACCAACATCCGGTTCGGCTCCCTTGACCGCCCGGCCACCCTTGCCGGAGCCTCCTACGTCTTTGTCTTCGGAGATGAGGTGAAATATTTCCGGGAAGACAAGATCTCCAACCTGCTGAAGGCAGTCCGTGGCTACAGGCAGGAATATGGCCACAGTGTCTTCTACCGAGGATTCAGTTTCACCACCGATATGCCGGACACCACGCACATCGGGGAATATGACTGGATCCTGAAATACGCCCGGAACATGGACATCCCGGCCATCGTGCTGGTGCTAAAGGCCGGACTGGTCTATAACGAATGCCTGCACGAGGCTGCCGCCGCCAAGGACAAATGGTTGAAAACCCACAGCGGCGAGGATCTTAACATCTACCGCGGCAAGTGCCGTGTGGCCGAGCAGTGGAAAGCCCGATGGACTGAACTTAGGATGCGTAAGGAAGCCAGGACTTTCTTCATGCTGGCATCATCCTACATCAATGTGGACATCCTCACAGAGCAGTGGTTCGGGGATGCCATCGCTGGTAAGCTGCCTGACCTGAACACGGCTATCCTGTCGATGCGTCCGTCCCTGGAATCCGGCGACCGCTTCTACACATCCCTTGCCGAACGCCACTTCTACTACGACGGCACGGATGAGGATGCCTATGACGGTTTCGGGCTGCTGGATAGGGAGGATTGCAGGGTGCTGAAATATCTCGATATCGACAAGCCATTGATGGCGGGAGTGGACTTCGGGAATATGTGTTCGATGTCCATCGCCCAGAACGACATCGAGAAGGGCCGCGCGTGCATACGTGTGGTGAAGTTCCTCTACACTTTGGCTCCCGAATATGTCCCTGACCTCGGAGAGAAGTTCCGCGCTTTCTTCGCTCCGATGAGGAGCAGAACCCTGATGCTGTACTATGACCGCGCCGGCAACGCGTACAAGTCGGTGGGAGAGGATCAGGTCAGCAAACTCAAGAAGTCCATCGAGTACGATGGGAACGGTCGCCGCACTGGTTGGACGGTGCAGCTGATGTCCATCAACCAGGGCAACATCGGCCAGCCGGAGGAATACTCGTTCATGCAGGAGATAATGAGCGAGCGGAATCCGAGACTGCCGGTGATCCGCATAGACGCCTACGCAGCCAAGAATCTCAAGCTGTCGCTGGAGAGGGCGAGGACTGCTGTGCGGAATGGTGTCGTGTTCAAGGACAAGAGAAGCGAGAAGCTGCCTGTCGAGCAGCTGCCTACCGAGTCCACCAATCCGTCGGACTCGTTCAAGTACCTCGTGATGACCAGGCATCTTCGCGGCCTGGCAAGCGGGAAGACGATGCTGCCGTCCGCGGCTGTCGATCCGAAGGCGGTCTGAAAGAGTAGCCGCTGACACACCCGTGCGCCATATATCACCCCGGAACGGAATCGCAATTGCGATTCCTCGGCAGGGCGGCCCGGGGTCTTCTTCGACCGAAAAAGGCACCGTTTCGCACCCTCAGGACGCAAAGTACTGTATTTCACTCATTTGACGGGAAAATATTCATAAAAGAGTGTCTGTCTGCTGTGATTTCAACGGTTTCCGCTGTCGTTTTGGGCTTCAGCGCGCGCTTCAACAGAAGCCCCGGCCACCATGTTCCGGTTGTCCGGACGCACCCGGCGGCCTTCTCCGGTGTCCTTTATCCAGGCGTGGCTGATGCTAACTTTGTGATATGAACGTATATGAAGCACTGGCCGAGATGAGGCGACTGTCCGAGGAAGACAGGAGCTTCAGTTTCTCGTTCATGTCCTACAATCCATCGAAAGGCACGTCCGACGGCATCGTCTACGTCCACCGCGGGATCCTGCGGCACAGGGAGATGAAGGAACACAACAGGAACGCAGATCTCATCGAGGGGCATATGGATTTGGAGACCGGAGAGCCGCGGCGTTTCTACCAGCCGCTTCTGATGACATTCAACGGACAAAAACTGATACTAGTATGAGCAGAATCGAGAAGATATCCGACCACACGTCCGTCCTGCGGCTGAACGACGGACGGGCTTTCGCGCTTTCCAACAGGGTGGACAACAGCCTTGACTCCGTGTTCTGGATGGCACAGCAGAGGAACTGGGAGCAGCTGCCCCAGACCGTCTGCGGACAGAAGATCGTGCCGTTCGGCCACGACAACAACCTCCCCGTCCACCTTCGGGACATCCTTGACGAGAACAATCTCGGACCGGGAATCCTTGAGAGGCAGATGGGGCTCCTCTACGGACAGGGCGTGTTCCTTAACCGGCTGGCTTACCAGGAGGGGAACATCGTGCATCACTGGGAGGAGGACAGGGAGATACAGGCATGGCTGGACAGTTGGGACTATGTCAGCTACATCAAGGGATGTATGACCGACTATCTGCACCTGAAAGGATTCTTCGACGCCAAGTACCTTGAGAAAGGCAGGAGAATAGGCAGGGAGCCACGGATCGCCTATCTTGAGCATATTCCATCCAAGAACGCAAGGCTGGAGTGGACGGACAGCCGGGAGATCAAGGATGTCAGGCACATCGTCGTGGGGGACTTCGAGCATTCCTGCGTCGGTACCGGCGTGAGGGTCTATCCGGTCTATGACAGGAGGAATCCGGGACGGTTCGGAGCCTCGGCTTCGTACAATCACACATATTCATTCGCAAGGGATTTCTACGCCGTGCCTCAGTACTGGGGAGCGCTGCGCTGGATTGTCAAGGGTTCCGAGGTACCGACCATCTTCAAGTACGTCACGGACAACGGCATCAACCTCGCCTATCTGGTGAAGGCTCCTAAGGAGTACTGGGAGGAGAGGCGCGACCGTCTGAGGATGGCAAACCCGACGTGGGATGACACCAAAATCGAGGACGAGATAAGCACCCTGACTGATGAGCTCCTGCGCCAGATGCAGGACGTGCTGAGCGGAAAGGAGAACGCCGGAAAGTTCTTCTACTCGCTGGACATGCCTTCGGAGAGCGGAACAGGGCGGGTGTCCTGGTCCGTGGAGGCTATCGACCAGAAGATGAAGGATTTCGTGGAGGCGCAGCTGAAGATCTCGGAGGCCTCGGCATCGGCGATCACCTCGGGGATGGGTCTTCACCCGTCATTGTCGAACGTGATGGTGAACGGAAAGCTGGCTTCCGGATCGGAACTGTTGTACGCCTTCAAGCTGTTCCTGCTTTCGGACACGGAGATCGCCTCGCAGACGATTCTGGAGCCGGTCAACCAGGCGATAGCGTTCAATTTCCCGGGCAAGGGACTGAAACTTGGGTTCTTCCACAGGCAGTTGTCGGCGGAGGATGCCCTTACTTCCTCGGCCAGGATTAAAAATCAGTGATTATGACGGATTTGTTCAACAGAAATCGGGACGGTTCCAAGGAACTTGAGGATCTGACCGGCCAATGGTACGCTTCCTCTCCTTTCAGGCTGATCGAGACGGAGATCCGGTTCGCCACCGATGAGGTGGCGCGGCTTGTGAGTCAGGAGGTGGTCAAGGAGGCCGCTGAGGCTTATGATGAGGATGAGAAGCCGGAACTCGTGGCCGCTGTAAGGCTTCCTGTGGCGTGTCTTGCGTTGATGCGTTACGCCAAGCTTTCATCCGTGTCACACGAATCGACCGGACGGAAGGTCAAGATCGATGACAATGAGAGAAGCCCTTACGAATGGCAGATAGACAGGGATGACAGGGCAATGAGGGAGCGGTATTTCAGGGCTCTGGACGCTTTGTACACCTACTTGGAGACTTCCGGCAACGAGAACTGGAAAGCGTCGGCCAAGAGGACGATGACGGGCGAATCCATTGTCAGGAATATTCAGGAGTTCGAGGCTGTCTATCCCGTCGATGGAAGCTACTATGTCTATTATCTGCTCCAGGCGCTTGTGATCGAGCGGCAAAGGGCGGTGATAGGACCGTTCGCGGGGGATAAGTGGGCTTCCATAGCCGACGGCTCGGCTGACGAGAGGGTGCTCTCGCTGGCCAGAAGGGCGGCCATTCTCAGTGCGGTGATCGTGGCTGGGACGAGGTGGAGCCTTGAGGTGTTCCCTATCGAGATCGCAAGGCGGTTCTCCCCTACCTATCAGGGCAACAAGTCCAACCGTGTGGCCACGATGGATGAGATCGACTGGTACGTCGGCAATCTGAAAAGTGAGGTCAAGGACGCTTTGACGGATTTGTCGGCGCTGATCAGCGAGGAGAAGGTGGACCCTAAGCTTTTGCCTGTGAATGACAGGAGGAACAAATTCTTTACCACCGAGTGATGAACACGATTGAGGTTTTCGAGACCGGTAAGGTCGTGCAGGTGCCTGGCTCGTGGAGTGAGATGACTCCGAAACAGGTGCGGGAGGTGTTCAGGATCTTCGAGTGGTGCCTTAGGCGTGGGGAATCGCCGTTGGACTTCAATGTGAGGGTCTTGTGGATGCTGCTTAGGGTACGGAGAACTGTCAAGGGATGGTTCACGGACATATTCAATGGCTCTTCTTCTGTCAGGGATGAGAATGTCTATCGGATGTGCGAGAGGTTCCTCGGATTCCTTTTTTCGGAGGAGTCGGCTGCGCTGACGTTTGATTCGGTCGCCAATCCGATGCCGGTGGTGCGTTCGGGGCTTGTTTGGCTTCACGGTCCGGGGAAACTGCTCCAGGATCTGACGTTCGGGGAGTTCAGGCACGCATCCGCCGCAATCAACAGGTTTTTCAGGAGCCACGAGCCGGAGGATCTGGATGAATGCATCGCTTTCCTGTACAGAAGACGTTGCCGGAAGGCCAACAGGGCAGGTCGGATGGTGCCGGATGTGGACCAACGGAATGCACGTGGGCATATTCATAGAGCGTCGAGGTTGAAGGGGTGGCAGAAGAATCTTGTGATGATGTGGTTCGCGGCTTGCTTGAAGTACCTTCAGTCGGGTGTTCTGGAGATTAACGGGGAGGAGGTTGATTTGTCGAAGCTGTTCGCCGGGGATGAGAAAAGTTCGGGGATAAGCTTCGGGTGGAATGATCTGTTGGTCGAGGTGGCTAAGGAGAACACGCTTGGCAACATTGACAGGGTGGATGAGGAGCCGTTGTTCTCGGTGCTGTCGATTATGTGGCATAACTATAAGGAAAGGAAGAGAAATGAGCAGATTATCAAGGCTTCAAAGGCTCACTGAGTACCTTGCGGGGTTGAAGATCCACTCCTGCCGGTGCTGTGGGCACATAGATCCGATTTGCACGACCGCGCAGTCGGACGCCACTTCCAAGCTGGCTCATCTTTCGGGTGTGCAGGTTCTCGTGGCGCGTCCGGAGGTGCATCAGCGCGGGGATTCTGACACGTTCCGGGAAGAGTTGGGGACGGTGATCTTCGTGTTGGAGAAGGGGCTTGGGCTGGACAAGACGGAGGAATCGGAGAATGAGCAGTATTCACGGCTTCTGGAGATTGCGGATCTGATTCTGGCCTATATCGCCGAGGAGACCTCAAGCCAGAACTGCCGTCTTGTGACGGGTTTGGCGTTGGCTTCGGTGGATGTGGTTCCGGAGGCAAGCGTCTTCGGCGGCTGGAGCGGGTACAGCATCGAACTATCATTTGAGTGATGAGTGATGGATGTCAGGGCGCGTTTCGTTAGTGAGATCCTTCAGGATGAGGGACAGAGGCTTCTGAGGAATCAGGGCAAGGCCATCGAGGCAAGGGTCAAGAAGCGTTCCGGGCGGCTGGAGTCGTCCAGAAGTGTTTCTGTTACCGGCGGCAGCGTCGCTTCGGGGACTTTGACGTTCGTCCACGTGGCCTACGAGCGCTTCCTGGACATGAAGCGCCTCCAGCGAGGAGACCAGCCCGTCAAGAGCAACCGCAGGATCCACAACCGCTATGTCTTCGGCGCTTTCGCCTCCATCGCCGAGCGCCTGATGTACGAGTTCACGGAGGATGCCGTCGCCCGGATAAAGGCGGCGGATCAGGGCAAACAATAAACAATTATCTATATGGCTAAAAGAATTACGGATGAGGATCTTCGGCTGAACCTGATTGTCAACGGGGATGGCGGCAGGAAGGAGATGCTTGCGCTGGACAGGCAGATGAAGGATTTGCAGAGTTCGACCAAAAGGACCAGGACTGAACTCAAGAATCTTGAGAAGGCTGGCAAAACCGGCTCACAGGAACACCAGAACCTGACGAAGACCCTGAAAGACCAGGAGAAGACCCTGACGGAATGCCGGGAAAAATACAACAAACTCAGGGATGCCGTTTCCCTTGAGAACAAGACGCTGGCCGAACTCCGCAACCATCTGAAACTGACGCAGACGGCTCTTAGCAAGGCCGTTCCCGGGACGGAGAACTGGAAGAAGCTTAATGCCGAGGTCCAGCAGACCAAGGCAAGGCTTAAAGAGCTTACCTCACAGTCCGGGCAGACCAGGGGTGCGCTTGAGAAATTGTCAAGCGTCAAGGCCGGAGCTTTGGCGGCATTCGCAGCTATCGCCGGGGCAGTCAGAGGCGTGGCAAGGGCGTTCCAGAAGATAGTGGACTTCGAGCAGGCCAACGTCAACCTCTCCACTATCATCGGCAAGAACGTCAAGGACATCGAGGCGCTGACATATTCGGCGATGGAGCTTGGACGGACCACTGAATACACCGCCTCGCAGGTCACGCTGCTTCAGACAGAACTCGCGAAGCTGGGTTTCAAGGAGGGTGCGATCATGCAGATGCAGGAGTCCGTCCTGCACTTCGCCACGGCCATCGGGACCACCCTCCCGGAAGCGGCGGCGATGGCGGGAGCGACACTGAGGATGTTCGGGCTTGATGCCAAAGACACCACCGACACCCTCGGGGTGCTGGTGCAAGGAGCCAACAACAGCGCGCTGAGCTTCTCCTACTACCAGACAGCGATGGCCACGGTCGGACCGGTGGCGAAGACATTCGGTTTCTCGCTCAGGGACACGGTCGCCCTGCTCGGCACACTGGCCAACGCTGGGTTTGACGCTTCTTCCGCGGCCACTGCCACAAGGAACATCCTGCTTAACCTCGCGGACTCAAGCGGCAAGCTGGCGGTGGCCTTAGGCAAGCCTGTAAGCACATTCCCTGAACTGATGTCCGGGCTGAGACAGCTGAAGGCGCAGGGAGTTGACCTTAACACCACGTTGGAACTGACCGACAAAAGGTCTGTCTCCGCCTTCAATACGTTCCTTGACGGAGCGGACGCTGCCTTGGCTCTGAGGGATTCGCTTGAGGATGTCAACGGCGTGCTGAAGAATACAGCCGAGGAAAGGGTCAACACGGTCGAGGGTTCCGTCAAGCTGCTCCAGTCCGCATGGGAGGGGCTGATCCTCTCGTTCAAGGATTCGACAGGTCCGATCAAAGAGGTGATTGACTGGCTGACGAAACTGATCGAGGTAACCTCTGATCTGGTGTCATCTGGGTCAAAACAGAGTTTCTACAAGGATTTTTCCGAGGATTTTGCCAGAAAACTTGAAGATTTTCACGGCAATGAGGAGGTTATGAAATCCTACATCAAAGAAGCCCGCAAAATATACGAGAATGGATTGTCCCAAGCTCAGGCGACTTACGACAATCAAAGCGGCTTCAGTCGTTGGTGGCACTACAGCGGTGATAAGTTGAACATAGCGAGGAACGCCCTCGAAGGATTCGACCTCGCCGCCGCCCAGTACCAGAATGCGTCCGGTGGCGGAGCCGCCTCCTCTTCCTCCCCGTCGGGATCAACACCGCCATCAAACCCACCAAGCCTCCAAAATCCGCAAAAAAACAAATCCCTCTGGTCATTGAGCAATGACGAGGCGTTCCTGACGGCCAAGGCGGAACTGACAAGGCGGTACAACGAGAAGGAGATCTCCTCACAGGAGGAATATGACGAAAGGATCTATCAGCTGGAGGTGGCGACGCTGACGGCTCGGCTGGCGGCTCATAAGGATAAGGGGGCGGACAGAGCCAAGATCGAGAATGAGTTGCAGGAGAAGATCAAGAAGCATTCGGAGGATGCGTTGAAGAAGCGGCAGGAGTACGAGAAGAAGGCGGCGGATCTGGCCAAGGAGGGAACGGCGATCATCAACGAGGTGGAGACGGACAAGACCAAGGCGGCGATGGATGGTGAAGAGGTTCGGTACCAGGCGGAATTGAAGAAGTTCAAGGAGACGCAGGTGCTGTACGAGAATCAGGCGGCGGTGCTGGAGGCTATCGAGAAGAAGCATCAGAATAAATTGCTGAAGATTAAAGAGGACGCTTCGAATAGGGAGTTGGCGCTGCTTGAGGCTAAGCACAATGTCAAACTGCAAGAGATTCAGAATGACTATTCCAAAGTCGTAGCCGAGGAATCCCCGAATTCTGTTGGCGTTATGAAAGCAAAGAGAACCAGAGATGACACTCTAGTTAAAGAGAATTTGTCTTATCAGAATGTCTTAAAAGATCGTCTTCAACAGATAGTTGATACCGGAGGATTTGACGGCATCAAACTATCAGAAGAAGAACTGGAAAAGTACAGGTTGAAACTTGAGCAGGTCACCGGCAAGATCAACGAATTAACCGCAACGCAGAAGAAGAGCAATGCGGGAATATTCGGGGGCACAGGCAACGGAGAGTTGTTCGGTGTATCGCAAGAGAAATGGAACCAGCTTTTCGCCAACATCGCTACTGGCAAGGCTGGCACCGAGGATCTGCTTACCGCTTTGTCCGGAATCGGCGGGGCGGCTCAGGAAGGGTTTAAACTGGCAAGCCAAGCGATCGCTCTTACGGCTGCTAAAGAACAGCAGGACTTCAAGCGGTACCAGAAGGACAACGAGAAGAAAAAGAAGGCTCTCAAGTCTCGTTATGATGCCGGTCTGATGTCTCAGGAACAGTACAATGCAAGGGTCGAGGAGATGGAAGCCGAGGAAGAGGCCAGACGTGAGGAGATGGAAATCAAGCAAGCCAAGCGTTCCAAGGCTCTCAGTTTGTCACAGGCTATCATACAAACATCTTTGGCTGTGATGAAGACCTTTGCAGAATGGGGCGGATGGCCGGCGGGTGTGGCTCCTGCTGCCATTATGACGGCATTGGGCGCGGCTCAGATTGCGATGATCGCGGCGCAACCGATCGGTGCGGAGGAGGGCGGCTTCGTGAACACTCGCCGGGCTCAGGATGGGAAGGCGTTCAAGGCGCGGTTGTCTCCGGACAAGAGAGGGTTCGTCTCCTCCCCTACCGTGCTTGTGGGTGAGAATGGCGGGGAATATGTGATTCCGGCTGATGGGTTGAGCAATCCGACGTTGCTGCCGTTCGTGGCTACGATGGAGGAGGCTCGGAAGGCTGGAACGTTGAAGAGCCTGAACTTCGAGGCGGTCTATCCTGTGGGGGCCGCTATCGGCAGGGAAAGCGGCGGGTTTACGAACACTTCGACAGGCTCAGTGACCGGAAGCGGCTCGGTGTCCGGAGGGAATGTCGCTTCGGCAAGGTCAGCGACCGATGAGAGGTTGCTGGAGGCTATCGAGCTTCTGAACAAAAGGCTTTCCGTGCCTATCAAGGCGGATGTGTCGATGCTGGGGAAGAACGGGATCATCGAGCAGACGGAGAAGTACAATCGTGCCAAACGCCGGGGTACTTATGGCAGATAATGCGATTTTTTGCAAAAATTTCCGTAAAATTCTTGGAATTTGGAAAAAGATTCGCATCTTTGCCAGTGCGTACTACATACTTAGCATTCTCTTTACGGCTGAATAATTCCGTAGAAGATTGCTGACATATTATTAAAGGGAAATTTTGCCCTCCGTATGGTCGTTGCTGACGAAAGTCGCAACAGCATTATGCCGTAAGGCAGGTATGTGGTACGCAGACCTTAGCGGAGGGTTTTTATATTCAATTAGTTATGCGTACTACTAATTCAAACAACGCGGCTGTTGCCGCAGAAAGCCACAAGATCGGGGCTGACTCTTTCATCATCGAGACCAGAATTGAACTGTTCCAAATTGCGGATCGATTCTCGGAGTGGGAAAAGCAGATGTATGAGAAGAAGGAGCTGTTGATGGACGGAAGGCTCGACAATGAGATCAGGACGATGAACACCGCCTTCTACCAGTTGGACGAGGCTCTGAGAAAGATTCTGAATGAGGAGCTGGAGTTCGACATCCTCCGCCACGACACCGTTACGGAGTGATTTTTGCAAGGACTTGTCTGACAATTAATTCTGAATGAGTATGAGAAAAGTTATTTTAGTTATCGCTATACTGTTGGTTGGCTTCAGCGGGGATTGCTTTGGAAGAAAGCTGGCGGATCCAGACACGCTTACATTCAAGAAGACATATTCGATGCCGGGAATGAGTGAAGATGATATTTACGTTTTCACGGCTGGATGGAAAGCCCCTTGGATGGAGTTCTATGGGATTCGTGACAAGTATGGAACTGGTGGTAAATGCTATGCTTGTCGGTTCTATGGGGAGAAGTTGGATAAGGTCACAGCTAATATATTCTCTAAAGTTTATCTGGTTTTCCGGGATGGGTCTTTCGATTTGATATTCTCCGATATTTCCGCAAGCTGGAGGCACAACTATATAGATTGCTTGTCTTCACAGGATGACAGATTCAACCGCAATGTGTTTTGGCGAATGTCGTACAGTATGAAAATCCTTGACCAGATAAGGGAGCGTTCCAAGGAGTTGTTCGAGATAGTCACCGCCTCGATGGATCATTACCTTGAGGTCGGCCCGCCGGTGGAGCTGAAGAAACTCTGACAATCCCGCCGTCCCATACAGCCGCCTCAGGGCGGCTGTCTTCACGTCAAGAATCCACTGAACAAAGTGAAAATCAGCGGAAAGTCTTGATTATTTGGTCAGAAAGTTGTTTCTTGTGTAAACACAAATGCAATACAAACGCAATACGGACAACTTATAACGTCTCCACATGTCTTTTTTTTGATTACACCGGCCGGTAGTGGAGACCCGGCCACGGCCATCGGAGAAATCCTGGGGCTTTAGTTTTTGCACAAGTATAGTTGCACGGAATGAGAAAAAAGTTTTATCTTTGTTCCGCCCAACACCCTTGATATTTGTGGCAATTGCGTGTATTATGGAGAAAAAATGGCCAATATTGAAGCATCCTCCGGTAGATGTTGCGTTATTCCAGTTGAAGTTCAACATGGGTGAATCCACCCTCGCTGATCTGATTTCAAGTGACAGCGATATACGCAAATTTCTCCCAGTCAGGCACGAAAGTGTCGCCTCGGAAGTCAATTTTCCGAACACAAAGATAACTATCGGGGTATCTCAAGTTACAGGTACATCGAGGACAAAAGTTGCCGGCTACCTGTATACGAGCGTTGACCAGAAGAGCAAAGTCGAGATAAAGGAAGGTGTCTTGACATATATCGAAGAACATCCATACGAGGGATGGGATCCATTTTTGGCTAATGTCAAGGCATTCCTCGTCTTGTTCTCGAAGGCGTTCAGCGGACACACGATGACTAGGACATCAATAAGGTTCATCAACCGCTTTGTGATTGAGGACTTCAATAACCCTATCGACTATTTCAAGACGACAATCTCCGCATCTGAACCAAATGCCGTTCCTTATCCGGTGTCTCAGTTCGCCTTCAACATGATGCTCCCCGTGAATGAGAACATATACTCAATTGTAAAACAAGAGTTCAACAAGATTTCGGACACGAACAACTACATCTTCGATATTGATGTCCTGGATCAGAGCAACCTGATTTTTGACATCGACCTGATAGCCGAAGTTCTTGCCAACCTTCGCAAAATCAAGAATGAGATATTCTTTGGGAATGTCACTGATAAACTGATTGAAATATGCAACTTGGATTAATTAGTCATACACTTAGGCCGCTTACTATAGCCGCAGGACTTGCGATGGCGAATCCGTCCGCTTATGCCGATATTGATCAGTACAGTGAGATTACATCGGTGCTTACAAGCCATAGGACGGCCAAATACATAAACTTCGCAGATAATAAAGAAGATGCCTATCAGCGGATGAAGATCCGCTTCGATGTCCTGTATGATTCCTGGAAACAAAAAACCGAGGCACTTTCTTCTGCGAAGGCAATAATCGGGCAGAAAGACTTTCAGGCAATCGTCGCGATGGGTTATGATGCCGTCCCGTTTATTGTCAATGCTATTGATGAGGAACCTTCGCCTCTTGTTTGGGCTTTGAATTTCATTTTCAACGCAAAGATTTCAAAGAATCCGAACACGACAATTACTGAAGCTTGTAAGTTATGGGTGAAGAAACTCAGATAAAGAACCTATTCCCTAAACTGAAGACAGATGCGGACTTTAAGGTTACAAGTCCCAGGACCCCGAACTATAACTGCATAGCTTGGGCTTATCATCATGACGACAGGTGGATGTGGCCGGGAGGCCAGGAACTCAAGATATGCGACGGGTTCCATTATTGGCCGGACGACGTTGAAGACAGCACAGATGTCGCCGCCTTCATCAAGGCTTTCGAGAAGACGGGATATTCTCTTTGTGACGATTGCAGTTTCGAGGAGGGCTACAGGAAAATAGCTCTTTACGTAAAGGCCGGTACAACTGAATGCACGCATGCCGCACGTCAATTATCTAACGGTAAATGGACAAGCAAACTGGGCAAGTTGAATGACATCCAGCACGGGACTCCCCACACCATTGAAGGCGACTTGTATGGGGTTGTCTATTGCATAATGAAAAGAGAACATCGATAATGTAACAAAGTACATTTGGTGAAGGCTGACGACAAGGATTATCTGGACCACGTCCGACAATCCCCGGCCATCAAGCCTTATGTGCTGAAAAAATTCAAATTAGAAGAGTAATCTTGTTGTCCTTTGTGGCCGCCTGAGGGCGGCTATTTTTGTGCCATAAATTGGGAATTTATGGTTAGGATACTGACAAAGGACTACACGGAGCTGGATCTTACGAAGGGGTTCGAGTTCCAGATCGAGATGGAGAACCCGATGCTGGACGAGGAGCATATCCCTTCAGCTTTCAGCACGCAGATCTCGTTTCCGCCGTCGCCGGTGAACAGGAAGGTGTTCGGCTACACTCCGGCGATGTTCCTGGCTCCGAACGTAAAGAGGCTGGAGGCCTCGGTGTGGATCGGCGGCGTGCCTTTCGTGACCGGCACGCTGGTGTACGACGGCATCGAGGACGGGGGTCTGATGTACACGTTCACGGAGAAAGTGGTGGAACTGGAGGGGAAGATCTGGGAGAAGAGCATTCTGGAGTTTGACACGGGCTCCATCCCAAGCACCCTCTCGAAGTTTTCTACGCCGCTGCTTATCAACAAGACACATGTTGCAATACAGCCATATTCGGTGATCAGTAGAATTCCCGTGTCAGGTGAGCCAGGTTCAGCAGGCGCTACCACAGGGCAACTAACTGAAGACGATTACCTCTACAGGAAGAAGTATTACAATTATTACAATGCGTCAGAGAGTTTTACCTATAATACCTTCATTCCGGCTATTCCATTGAGGGTCATCCTGGCAGGATGCTCGGTAAATGTTCCTAACGACATGCTACTCCGGAACGGATGGGCTGAACTATCCATTCTTGGTAGATACCACGAATTTTTGTTTGATGACGTGGTGAAGCCAAACAGGTGGCGTGACGTGGCGACATCGGGAACAAGGCCACCGTCAACCGGAAAGCCCACAAGGCGAGGATCTTCTACTCCAGGAAACAATAAGATCACTGATTTGGCCTCGTTCCTTCCGGACCTCTCTTTCGCTGAGTTGATTAAAGGTCTTTGTTCGATGTTCTGTTCGACCATATTCAACGACGGCGGAAAAGTTAGAATGATAGAGAATAAAGATGTTCTTGGCTATCCTGTCGAGGATTGGGAAGAAAAAATAGAGGACGATTATTCTTCTTCGGAAGAGAAAGCCGTATCTTATAAGTTCGGCTATGGCGACGATGGAATCTCCTATGACACTACAAAGCTAACCCAAAATATGGAAGACGGTCGAGTAGAAAGAATCCAAGAGGGCAATGTGGACGGCATACTGGCGCACTTTTCGTCAAGTGAGGATTATTCGGTGGTCTTCGACGAGGCTACTGGTGATGTCTATTCTGGCCGCAAATATGACGGAGTCGTAAGGAGACAATATAACCCAAACAATGGCGTGATCGTTCCTGTAACGGAAATAGCGTATGAATGCGACTTGCTTTACAAAGGGGCAAAGCCTGTGGAAAACCATGTGGAAGGCGCAGACACATTTGACAATAGCACCGAATTTATGACAGCGGGCTGCGTGCCGGAAAAATTATTCATTTCCGACACAACTTTTCCACGGAGCATGGCGGCTATAATTGAACCGAACGATGTTGGAAAAGAGCGTGACAACAAGGTCTACATAGGGGTGTCATTTGAGGATCAGTTTTTCAGCAATGGCATATTCGCCCCTATCTCAAAGGCAGACTTTCAGTTTGTTGGAACCGAAGACCTTACTCCCAGCGGTCTCTGGGAAGAATATCACAAGGCATTCGCCCAGTGGCTGGGAAAGACGAGGCAGAGGGTGGCCGTGGACGTGAACCTCACGCCTGTCGAGCTGCACAACTTCAGGCTGTACAGACCTGTGTACTTCAGGGGGAGGAAATGGATCGTGGCGAAGCTCTCGGTGACGGCTGCGGCGGGTTCGGACAGGGTCTCCACCAGAGGCGAGTTCATCGAAATCTGATGTCCTTTCCCAAGGATGTTACATGTGGTAAATTTGTCATAGACAAGGGGCTCTACGCCCCGGATAACAGAAGTAATGGAATTTACAGGTAACATACAGTTCGCGGACGAAAGCTCCTGGCTGACGCTGACAACGGAATCGGATGACACGGTGACGATCTCCGTCAGGCTCAACACCTTTGTCCCCAACCAGGAGGTCATGAGTTTTGAGGTGACTCCAAACTCTGGCATAGTACGGTTGCCGGCGGGGGAAATACTCAGGGTTCTGAAAGGCAACGGCGTCGGGATGATTACAGGAGTATTCGCAGCCACGCAAGGCACGTCGTCTTGCTCGTACAGTTTCAGTGTGCTGCCTTGCCGGAAGTTCGCCTACAAGTCGCTTGCCGCGACCATATTCACGACAAGGCCGGAAAGATCTCCTGTTTATGTCGGAGCCGAAGAGAGACTCTGGTTCTACAGGATGGCGGGCGATGTCTCCACCTATGTCAGATTTAACTATCTTGCCGGAGGCTCATCCAGCAACTACGAGCTCAGTCCCGCGTATAGCATTAATCTGAAATATTATGACCTTGACATTTCCGCTGACACGATGCTGGCGACCGCTTCCGCAAAGGGACTGGACGTCTCAAACATAGTGTCCTATGATGTTTGGATAGAATGTTCCGGAAGCAAGTCAACGGTTTATTCTTTCGACATCAAGAGGATGCGGTTGCCGCTGAAGACGTACAAGTTCCTTGGGCGGCGCGGAACGTATGAATATATTCATGCGACAGGTAATTTCAGCCGCTCGATAGAGTCGGAGACTCAGGTGTTCGTGACTTCAGGGATAGAGCAGGAGCTGGAGAATGACTATTCGAAGACCTTCGAGCAGAACTCAGGACACATCGAGAGCGTCGGGATGAACGGGTACTGGCTTGAGTTCCTTGCCGCAAAGAAGAGGTACATCATCGAGAAGGATGGTGAGGGACGGGAGATCATCGTGGACGAGTTCAAGACTTCGCTGACGGATCGATCCGTCGGAAGCCTGACGTTCAGGTGGCATTACGCAAACCCTAACAACACTGTTATTGACAAAGTGGACATCGACATCACAGGACTTGGCATCCTCGGGCCGTCCACCGTGAACGACGTAAGCAACACGGCGCAGTTCCAGGTGACATATTCACCGTCGAACACGACACAGCGGAGCATAACCTGGAGTGTGGTGAGCGGTTCGGACTATGCGTCCATCGATGGCAACGGAATGCTTACGGTAAAGAGTAACGCAAAGGGGTCCGAGGTCAAGGTCAGGGCGACAAGTACAGACAAACCAAACATCTACGCCGAGAAGTCAGTGAACGTCACCTATTTTTCGGCTGACGTCAGCATCAGCTTCCAGAAAGACAGCATAGAGGTCGAGGCAAAGGCCGGCACCGTGACAAACACGTTCACCACGACAGGACTCGCCAACCTTCGGGTGTCCGCCTCCGGAGGGATGACCATAACCACGGGGCCGTCGATCACCGGTTACCTCATCGGGTTTGCCTATGCGGAGAACACCGGCGACTCGGCGAGAAAGGCCACGGTCACCCTGACTGGAGACAGAACGGACGGCAAGGGGACCTTCTCGAAGTCGTATACGGTCTTACAGAAAGCGGCAACGGCTTCGGCCGAAGACCCATCGTGGGATCTACCGTCTTCATACCTCGGAGAATATCTGACCTTGAATCCTGCCGGCGGCACCTTTGACATAAACATAAGCGATCCGGCGCGAGCAGGCTGGAGGGTAGTGTTCGATAGTCCCCTGACGTTAGAGTCAGGTTCTGCGACAGGAATCGGCCAAGGGGAACTGTCGATCAGATACCCGGCCAACGACACCGGTTCTTCGCGCAGTTTCGAACTTCAACTCAAAAGCGGCGTGAGTTATTTAACAAGATGTGTCGCCAAACAAGCAGCCAAGGCGGAGACTCCGAAAGCCGACCCGTCCTGGAATTTGCCTTCAACCTGGATCATCAACGCCGACGGAAGCAATGCTCCATCTATCCAGGTCGCCGACAACGACAATGTTGGCTGGAGGTTAGTCCTGCCGGATTGGATCCAGACGGAGGGCGGCATGACGGAGGGGACCGGCACGTTCTCCCTGATGACGGCGGCGGAAGGCAACGACGGTTCGGAAAGAACCGCGGAACTGCGGCTCGTCAGCACTGACGGCAACACAACCTACGCCGTATGCAGCGTGACACAGAAAGCGGCGGCGGCGCAGGAACCGTCCATCACATTTTCCATGAACAGTGCCACGGTTAAGGCCACTCTCACTGTATTGACGAATCCGATGTCCTACCAAAACCTTACAGGTTTGAACGCGGCGGTGTCCGGGGAGCTTTCGGAGGCCGCGGCCACCATCGAATCCGCCGCGGTTAAGGTTACTTTCGCACAAAATACCACTTCCTCCAAGCGAGTCGGGACAATCACGGTAACAGGAACCAGAACGGACGGCAAGGGAACATATTCGAAGTCGTTCACGATTGAGCAGTCGGCGGCAAGGGCCGCCACCTGGTCCCTTCCGGCGACGCAAGCATTTGAGGCTGGTGGCGACGGAGCGATTTTCACGATAACAGACAAAGACAGAGTCGGCTGGAGGTTGCATCTTCCGGACTGGTGCCTTGTCAGCGACGGGATCACCGAGGGATCCGGAGACCGCGACACCGACCTGGTGGCAAGGGCAAATGACACCGGCTCTTCAAGAACCGGCACTGTACAATTGGTAAGC